GAAAAAACTGTGATCTTACTAAAACACAGAACTTTAATCAAATCCTTAGAATGGCAGAAAGAAGAAAGAGGATTGACGGAGGGATATTGATATATAAGTGCTATACGGACGGCGGAATACTTCCCTTTAAGCTTCAATGCCTTGAAGTTGATGAACTTGCTAGAGACCAAGTGGTACCGCAATATAAAGATAACAAGGTCATAGATGGAGTAGAAGTCAATCAAAATGCTGCACCAGTAGGATACTGGATTAGACAGTATAGCTTTGATGGTTTTACAGAAAATAAAGCTAGATTTGTGCGAGCAACTGACATGATTTATATTTTCAGTAAAAACAGACCTTCACAGATAAGGGAAATGTCAGATATGAGTCCTACAATTTCAAGAATAAGGGATGTTCAAGAGTTTATGACCGCTGTATCAGTCAAGGAGCGAATAGCGGCTTGCTTGTCAGTATTCATAAAAAAGAACAACCCGACGGGACTTGGAAGAACTTCGCAAGTATCAAATGATAATCTGGACGGATATAACGGAAAAAGATTATCACCTGGAATAATTCAATACTTGGACCAGGGTGATGATGTTTATACGGTCAATCCTAACGGTCAAGCGTCGGATGCCACTCAATTTGTTAAATTGCAGCAGCAACTTATGGGAGCGGGTCAAGGGCTTAGTTATGAAGCTACAACAAGAGACATGAGTCAAACGAACTATTCATCTGCAAGACAAGGGCTTATAGAAGACAATCTTACTTATGCGGAGGATAGGGAACTTATAGAAGAGATTATGGATGAAGTGTATGAAACTTTCATAATCTCGGCAGTTCTTGCAGGAAAACTCAAGATAAGGGACTTTTGGGAAAATAAGGACTCTTACTTTAAGCATGAGTGGATACATGCTCCAAAGCGTTGGATTGACCCTGCAAAAGAAGCTAATGCAATCATGGTAGGCTTAAGGTCAGGTCAAAGAACTTTCCAGCAAATAGCAGCTGAAAACGGCAGGGATTGGAAAGAGCAAATTGATGATATGGCAGCTGTTATTAGATACGGAGAGGAAAATGGAATTGATTTGAAAGGAATAATCTATGGACAAAAAGAAGAGTATGCAGCGGTTGAGTAGTAACAAATTACAAAGAGAGCTGCCTGTAAATTCTATACGAGCCTTGGATGGTGAAGGTAATGAAAGGAAAGTTGAGATAAGCTTTTCATCCGAAGAACCATATTCAAGGTGGTATGATGCCACAGAGATTTTAGAACACTCCGAAAATTCAGTTGACCTAAAAAGGCTGAATGATATCGGAGTTTTGTTATTTAATCACCAAAGGAATTTGGTGATAGGAAAAATCATAAAAGCATGGGTTGAAAATGAGAGAGGATATGCAGTTGTTGAATTTGACGATGATGAGGAGAGTAACAAGATATTCCAGAAAGTCAAATCAGGAACGCTTAAAGGCGTGTCCGTAGGTTATGTAGTCAATTCATGGGAAGAAGTTGCAGTAAATAAAAAAAGCAGTGATGGAAGATTTACCGGACCTTGCTATATAGCGAAAAACTGGGAACCTTATGAGATTTCAATAGTTTCCATTCCGGCTGATCCGGGTGTAGGTATAGGCAGGGAGTTAGGACAAGGTGAAGAAGTTAATGAGTCAAAAAGTAGCCTGCTCTATCTTTATGAGAAGCAGTTACAAATAAACAAAAATAATCTTGCAAAGGAGATATAAATGAAAAAGAAGTTTAAGAAGTTTATTGATGAAGCAGTGAATAAGCAGCAGGCATTACTGGAAAAAGCCAAAGCTGAAACAAGAGATCTGAGTGATCATGAAAAGGAACTCTTTGAAAGTTTTCAGAGAGAAATTGAAACATTCTCTGAATTAATGGCTGAATCAGAAAATGAAAAAGGATTGCCTGGTGATGATAGTGGGATAAGTCAAGAAACCTTGAGATGTTCTGAAATAATGGAACTATGCAGAGAATTTGATATTGATCATAAAGATTATATCAACAACAGAACCAGTGTTGAAACTGTAAGAAAAGATATTCTTGAGAAATTGAAAAAGGAAAAAAGCCCGGTAAATTCAAAGGCAAAGGGAGATGTGACCGTAGTAAAAGATGAGCAAGATAAGTTCAGAGCAGCAGCCGCTGACGGACTGATTTTGAGGTCCGGTGATATTCCGCTTGATAAGGCATCTGAAGGAGCTAATGACTTTAGAAAAATGTCTCTTAAGGACATAGCAATAATGTCATTATCAAGACAGGGCGAAAATATAGACTCTTTAATGAGACTTTCTCCCAGTGAACTATATGACAAGATAACTACCGAAAGAGCCTATTTTTCACCGGAATCAGCTTTTCCTGCAATTCTTGATACAGCTATCAATAAGTCATATATAGAGATGTACACAAAAACAAATACTACTTTTGAAAGATTTTGCAAAATAGGTTCACTCAGTGATTTTAAGAAACATGATAATTATTATGTTGCAGGACCGGCAGGAGCTTTTAAGGAGGTGCCTGAAAATGGTGAGCTTGTGCATGATATTCCGCAGGATGCCAAGAGACCGCAAAGGCAACTTAGGACATATGGTAGACAGTTCACTATGTCCCGTAAGGCTTTTATTGATGATGATATAGGCTTTTTAACTACAATGCCGGGGCGTTATGCAAGGTCAGCTAAGACAACCATAAACAATCAAGTATATAGTGTACTTTTTAACGGACCTGTAATTTATGACGGCGTACAGCTTTTTGACAGAAATAATCATAAGAATGTACTGACAACTGGAACAGCTCCGACAGCAGAAACTATAAATAAAATGCTTTTAGCTTTATCTACACAAAAGAATGAGTTTGATGAAGCTATTATAGTAAGTCCTAAAACTATAGTAGTGCCAGTTGGATATGCAATGGATATATATAAAATATTCCAGTCTCCAACTATCGAAACCTCAGGTAATACACAAGCTGCTAATCCATTGTATCAACTTAGGAATAACCTTGAAGTGGTGGAGGATGCAACTCTTAATGTATTGGCAGATGGAGCGGCTGCACCTTGGTTTTTAATGGCTGACTCTAATGATGTAACAACCATAGAAATAGACTTCTTAAACGGTCAGCAAATACCGAACATAAGAAGAATGGAAACACCGGGAGTACTCGGATTTACATGGGATATATACCTTGACTGGGGTATAACTGTTATGGATTACAGAGGCATTGTAAAAAATCCTGGAACTGTAATAGCGGATCCGTTAGCCTAATTTGAAAGGAGAAATTAATGAAAGCAACATATTGGAACAGAGGGGAAAGTATAGATTATGTAAACTCTACCTCTAATGTTATAGAGGCGGGAGATATCGTTGTTATTGATAAAAAGATAGGTATTGCAGGAACATCTATAAACCCTAACGAACTTGGTAGCCTGCATGTTATGGGTGTGTGGGAAGTTAATAAGAAAGCAAGCGAGGCTATAGATATAGGCAAACCTGTTTATTATTCTGCTACTGACGGTATTACAGCGACCGAAGGCACTAATCCTAGTGCTGGTTGGTGCATAAAGTCAGCTAAAGCAGCTGATAAGACAATACTTATCAAGATAGGATAGGTGTAGTATGAGGAAAACAATAGCATTAAGGCATATATTGTATTGTACTAAACAGTATGTGCCAGGAGATGAGGTTTTTATAAGTGATCCCGAATTTTTACAGCTTTTGATTGATAATGAAAGTGTAAAAGTTGAGGATGATGAGGAAAACGAAGAGTCTGAAGAGTCAATTGCTGAGGTAAGTGTAGAAGAAGACATAAGTACAGAAGAAGACATAACTGAAGGCGTGCCAAACTTAAAGAAAGATGATAAGCCTATTGGCAGAAAGTCAAGATAATGAGTTTTAAGGATATTGTAAAAGCTGATATCGGTAATGTTTTTATAAACATTGATGAGTTTTCAGATGTTCATAATATAGACGGTAAGGATGTCAGTATAATGCTTGATGAAAACGAGCTTATTGAAAGAGAAAAAGGGCGTACTGATAAATATGTGGACGGTGTTTATAGGAAAAATCTAATGTTTTACATAAGGGCGGACGATTTAAGTTGTCTGCCCCATGTAGGCAGGCTGATGACTTTTGATAACGAGGAATATATAGTTACTGACTCAGTTGATGAAATGGGCATATATTCGATAAGTTTGGAGGTGTATGATCATTGATCCGCATAGAAGTATCTAAAAGTGATATTGAAAAGATAAACAAAGCTTTGAACAATTCCGAAAAAAACAGTAATAAAGTACTGAAAAAAGCAATCAATGATACTGCCAAAAAAGCTTTACTATTAATTGCAAGAGCAGCAGGAAAAGAGTATGTCGGAAAATTCAAAGTTGGCACTCTAAAAGAAAATATGGTGCTAAAAAAGGCTAGTGTAGGTAGTTTAGAGGCTAGTATAACTGCAAGAGGTGGAGCTAATGACTTGATAGACTTCAAGGTTTCAGGAAATGCTGGAAAGGTACTTAAGGCTAAAGTTCTTAAATCAAGCAAACTTGAAAAGCTGATAAAGGGAGATATCAAGGCATTTATAACTACTTTTAGTAGTGGGCATACAGCGGTAGTTCAAAGAGATAGCGGCGGTATGATAGCAACAAGAAGGAATAAAAGTGGTCGAATTACTAAACATAGCCAACGTTTAAAATCGCTATATTCTGTTTCTATCCCATCAATGCTTAGTGGTGAACATGGCTTTCTTAAAGTTGAAGGTGAAGTAAATACACTACTTCAAGAAAACCTATCAAAAGAAGTTGCTAAATTACTTGAAGCAAAGGGGGCGAGCTAATGGACGGATTAACACCTTCAGCTTTACAAGATGAGCTTATAGAAGTGATCAAAGAAGAAGTTAAAGATCTGTATTTTGAAAACAAAGAAGGAAATAAGGTCTTGATGCAGGTTTATGCCCAGGATATACCACTAAAGGCAACGGATACAGATAATGTGCCTGTGCCTTATGCCGTTGTAAGAATTTTAAGTGGAAGAACTTCATTTGATGGACGTGCCAATAATCCTGAAAGTGTGAGAGTATTAATTCTTATAGGGGTTAAAAATTTAAGCAAGTCCGGAAGTGCTAACAAGGATTTGCTTACTTGTATGCAGAGAATAAAACAAAGGCTTATAGAAAGACCGCATACAAAGCATTTTGCACTTGCAAGCGACATAGATTGGGGGATTGATGATGAGTCGCCTTATCATTATGCTTTCGGTGGTATGGATACTACTTGGAAAGCCAGACAAATACAAAGAGAGGACAGGTTTACTTAATGAGTAAGAAAGAACCTTTAGAAAAAGATATAAAACCTGAAGATATCACGCAGGAAGAAGCGACTACTATACAGGTGGCTAGAAGTTTAGAACAAGAGTCAGTTGTATATGTGGGACCCATTATACAGAATATTGTAGTAGCAAATACAGTATTTAATAATGGGATAACGGAAGTATTAAAAAATAAATGCGATACATTACCGATATTAGCGACAATGATAAAGCCGCTTTCAGAATATTCACAAGCACTTGCTGAGCTTAGAAATCCGACAAGTGCTTTATCTTTGTTATACAAAAAAATAGAGGAGGAGTTAGAAAATGGCAGAATATAAACATGGGATAAGGGTGTTTGAAACTGATACGCAACTTGAGCAGCCTGCTATGGGGTATGCAGGGCTTCAGGTGGTAATCGGAACGGCACCTATCAATCTTGCGAAAAATCCTAGAGCCGTAACAAATAAACTTATTCTTTGTAGAGACTTTGATAGTGCAAAGAATGAGTTGGGTTTTTCAGAGAATTATAAGGACTATACCTTGTGTCAGTCAATGCATGCAAGTTTCAGGCTATCAGCAGTTGCGCCGGTGGTTTTTATTAATGTATTAGACCCTGCAAAGCATAAATCTAATGTGCCAGAAAAAACTGTAAGTGTAGTAAATAAAAGGGCTGTACTGAATGAAAAAGATATACTGCTTGATACTTTAGTAGTAAAAGCCGGAAGTGATACATTAGCAAACAGTACAGACTATGTAGCTGTATTTGCTGAGGACGGTACTGTAATCATTACGTTAATTCCAGGGTCAGCACATGATGGAGCTACAGAACTTAAAATAACAGCGGATAAAATAAACCCTGCTGCCGTAACCGTTTCAGATATAGTCGGCGGATATGATGCCGTACACGGCAAAGAAACAGGCATAGAACTTGTAAGAAGAGTATTTCCAACTTTTGGCATTGTACCGGGACTATTACTTGCTCCGGGTTGGTCTCATGATAAGACGGTAGCTGCTGCACTTCAAGGGAAGTGTGAGAAGATAAACGGCAAGTTCAGAAGTATGTGTCTTATTGATATATCTACCGTTATAGCTACTAAATATACAGATGTAGGAAGAGCTAAAGAGCAAATGGGTGTAACTTCCAAGTATGCAATATGCTTCTATCCGGCGGCTAAAACAGGCGGGAAAGTGGTCGCATTATCAGCAATAGCAGGGGCTATGTGTTCTAAACTTGATATAGAAAATAACGATATTCCAGTGAAGTCAATATCTAACAAGATAGTAAATATTGACAGTGCTTGTCTTGCAGACGGCACGGAAGTCATGTTTGACGAGATTGAAGGAAACATAGTAAATACTGAAGGTGTGGTTACTGTAATTAATCAAGTAGGCTTAAGACTATGGGGAAATGATACAGCGGCATATCCGGGAACGATGGATCCGAAGGATAGGTGGATAAGTGTCCGTAGGATGTTTAACTGGTATGAGAACGGATTTATAACAAGGTTCCTTGATAGGGTTGATGAGCCAGCAAACTATAAAATGATTGAATCATTTATAGACTCTGAAAATATAGCCGGCAATGCCTTGGTTGCTGATGATAAGCTTGCAGGTGCTAAGTTTGAATTTAATCCTGAAGATAATCCTGTAAGTCAGATACTAAACGGAGAAATCAAGTTTAAGGAGAAAATAGCACCTTACATACCGGGACAGTATATAGAAAATACGTTCTCATTCGATCCTAGAATGATTGAACAAGCAATAGGAGGTGGTGAATAATGGCAACAGGGTATCCTACAACAATAAACGGTTTTAATGTTTATAAAAACGGACAAAGATTAATAGGTATTGCGGATGAGGTAACACTGCCTGATTTTAATGCAATGACCGCAACTATAACAGGCGCAGGGGTTGCCGGATCAATAGATGTGCCTATCATAGGTTTTTTTGACGGAATGGAGTTTCAAGTACCCTTCAGAACCTTGACGGATGACATCTTTTCTGTCATGGATCCACGCAGGCAGGTTGATTTAGCCCTTAGAGGTTGTATTCAATTAACTGATACAGATACAGGAGCTATAAATACTAAGGGTATGAGGGTGGTTGTTAGAGGTTACTTGAAGTCCTTTTCTCCCGGCTCTGTAAAGGTGGCTGATGGAATGAGTTCTTCAGTAACTTTGTCAGTAACTTATATATTGATAGAGGTTGATAGCAAGACAAAGCTGGAACTTGATAAGTTTAATTCAAAGTTTGTTGTAAACGGTATTGATGCAACTAATAAGATAAGGAGCTTAACATAATTATGAGTGAAAAGAAAAAGGTTTTAGAGATGGAAGAAAGTACAGATATTGAACTTGTGAGTGGTGATAAAGATTATACAATTAATTTTTATAAACCTTATTTGTACGAGGGTGAAAGTTATGACAGTATAGATCTTTCAGGTCTCGAGGACGTAAAAGCAGCAGATATGATCGAAGCTCAAAAGGTGATAAGCAGAAGCGGGGAGTTGACAAGTACTCCTGAGTTATCAATGAATTATGCTTGTCTTATCGCTCATAGAGTAACGGGCAAGCCCATAGAGTTCTTCTATAATTTGCCTGCAAAAGAGGCTGTAAGGCTTAAGAACCTTGTATCAGGTTTTTTCTACTCAAGGGATTAAGGGTAACAGACGGTAAGACATACAGAAGAATATGTTTAAAACTGGCAATGGAGTTAAAGACAGGTTACGACTTTTGGTTGAGCCTGTCTATTTTTGATATAAATGAAGTAGTAGAGGAGGTGCTTGACCTTGGCAAACAGAAAAGAATATGAAATGGCTATAAAGATAGCAGGTAAGGCGGATGCATCTCTTAGAGCTGCTACTGGAATGACTAAAAAAGAACTTGCAACCATGCAACAGGCAGTAGTAAAGGCAAATATGGCAATGAGGTCACAATTTAGTGCAGGTTTTGCTGATATGGACAAAGGCTTTGCAGCAGTTGAACGAACAGCAAAGAAAGTATTTGATACTGTGGCGATTGCTGCTAAAGCTGCTGCCATTGCAACTGGTGCGGTAGTTGCAGCATCTACCAAGGTCGGCATGGATTTTGAAAAGCAAATGTCAACGGTTCAGGCTATATCAACCGCAAGTACTCAGGATATGCAATTATTAAGTGATAAGGCGAAAGAGATGGGTATAAATACCGTCTTTTCAGCTACTGAGGCAGGTAAAGCTATGGAGTATATGGCTATGGCTGGTTGGAAGACTCAAGACATGCTAAGTGGTGTTGAAGGTATCATGAACCTTGCAGCAGCATCGGGGGAGGAGCTAGGTTCTGTTTCTGATATAGTTACTGATGCACTTACTGCCTTCAAGCTTAGTGCTGAAGACAGTACCCACTTTGCGGACGTATTAGCCGCTGCCTCTTCAAATGCAAATACAAATGTCGGTATGATGGGTGAAACTTTTAAGTATGTGGCACCCGTGGCAGGTGCTTTAGGGTACAGCATAGAGGATACTGCAACAGCTATCGGTCTAATGGCAAATTCAGGTATTAAAGCAAGTCAAGCCGGTACGGCTCTTAGAAAGATTATGAATCGAACATCACAGGGGATTGAAATATCTTCTAAAGCAATAGGGGATATAACAATTGCTACAGCGGATGCGGATGGAAATATGAGATCTTTTAAGTCTATTATCGACGACATGCGAGTAGCTTTTGCAGGAATGAGTGAACAGGAAGCAGCCTGGAACGCTGAACAGATTGCAGGAACAACTGCCATGTCCGGATTGCTTGCTATAGTTCAGGCATCAGATGCAGACTATCAAAAGCTTTATAATTCAATAGAAAATGCAAATGGTGCAGCTGAGCGAATGGCAGATACAAGGCTTAACAATTTGGCAGGAGATATAACGCTTGCCGGTAGTGCCTTGGAGGGTGCAGGTATAAAGATTTATGAGGACTTAAAGCCTGTTATGCGAGAGGCTACTCAAGGCTTTACGGAGATAGTGCAGCAAACAACACAATGGTTTAAAAGCAGCGGAGTCATAAAAGATATATCCAATGCGATTGTTACAGGTCTTCCCACAGCAAGAAGAGTACTATTAGAAACAGGTGAAGCGGTTTTGAACTTTGCAAAGCCCTTACTTGATTTAGGTGCATGGTGTTTAGCTAATCCGACGGCTATATCATCTGTGTTAATTGGAATAGGCAGTGCAATGATGACTTACAAAGTTGCAAGCACAGGTTTTAAGTTTGCACAAAGTATTATGTCAATAGGTGCAGCATTCACTAATCCTGTTACAGGGGTTGTTGTAGGTGCCACCTTGGCGGTAGGTGCGATAGCAGCTCTTACTCATGCTTACAAAGCTTCACAAGCAGAAATAGGCAAGAGGAGTCTTGACAAGCATTTTGGAAATCTGTCTTTAAGTTTAAAAGAAGTAGATGAAGTGGCAAGGCATATAGTTGATAATGGAACTTTTGACGCATTAGACACAGCCGTGGCTGCATTTGATGAAACAAAGAATTTTATTAATGAGTTTAATAGTTCAGCTACCAAACTTGATAAATTAAATTGGAAAGTAAGTATAGGTATAGACCTTAACAATAGGGATAAGCAGGAGTACTTAGATTCAGTTTCAAGTTTTATAGCAAATGCGCAGGACGCACTTATTAGTGAGCATAATGCAATGAATTTAGGTATTGACTTCTTAATAAGTGATGAGAGCTCTAAGAGTGAAATAAAAAGTCAGTTCGATAACTTTTATAATAATAATTACAACGAATTGACAGAAGCAGGACAACGATTGAATCAAGCTGTTAATGATGCTTTTAGTGATGGTATTTTAGAAGTTCATGAAGCTGAAGAGATAGCGAAGTTCCAAAGGCAAATGGCAGAGATACAAGACAAGCTTGCGGCGTCGGAGTACAGTGCAAAGCTTGATATGGCTACCAATTTGTCAGAATTAACACCGGATTCTTTACTGGACGTAATGAAGCAAACAGATAATTTCATTGCTGAAAGAGACGAACAGGCACGAGAAGTTGTAACTAATCTAATTGCTTCTTTACATAGTCAGTTAGAAGAAGGAACTATTACTCAAAAACAGCTTGAAGAACAGAGTAATGCTATATATGAATCTTACAGAGAGAAGATGGCACTAACGAGAGCAGAAAGAAATGAGTATATCAATAATGCAATCTTAGAAAACTATTCTTCTGAAGTTGGTGATTATTATCAACAAATGCAGGAAGCTGTAGCTAGTTATCGTGGTGATCTCGGTGAAGTTGTACAAGGCATGTTTTTGTATGATAATGAAACTACGCAAGCAATGTCAGCCTTTTGGGAAAGTATGCAGGATGACTTTTATAAAGAACTCGAAAGTACTAAGAAAAATTACATGGAAATGGGGAAAGAGATCCCGGCTGAAATAGCAAAAGGATTGTCAGATAGTGCAACAATTGGAGCTATGGCAGGTGACAAAATGGCTATGTGGTACTTAATACAACAAGAGGTGTCTAAAGGTGCGTCTGATCCAGAATTAGCAGCGGATTTGAAGGAGGTGGCTAACGGTTACATGGGTACAGCTTTTGATGCTATAAGTGTTGCAGCTAAAGCTAATCAAAGTGTCTCAAGAGAAGTGCGAACAGCTATGCAGGCTATTATAGATAAAGCTTTTTCAACACCTTTTAATGTTACAGCCATGCTTAATTTAAAAACTGCTACTAATTCAGTTGATAATTCAGCTGTAAGAAATGTTTTGAGTACCCAGGGTAGGGCGGATGCTATTAACAAGGAATTTAATAAGCTGAATAATAAGGGACTTCCGGGATTTGCTACAGGTGGAATAATTCAAAATCCAACCCTCGCAACTTTTGCAGAGGACGGTCCGGAAGCAGCTATACCGATTGATGGTTCTCAGAGAAGTATTGATTTGTGGAAGAAAACAGGTGAACTGTTAGGAGTTTTTGACGGAAGGTCAAGAGCCGAAACAAGCTTGAGTAAGCTTGAAGATAGTAGCGGTTCTGAAGGTTCAAGTATAAACTTTGCACCTGTTTTGAATTTTAACGGAGGTACTCCATCGAAGGATGACATTGTGGAAGCTAACAGGATGAGTCTTAGGGAGTTTGAAGAGATGTATAAGCAGCTTGTTAAAAAGAATAGCCGTTTGGGATTTGCAAATTAAGGGGTTGGTATATGGATAAGATTTATAAAGCAAAACAAGGTGACACATGGGATATAGTTGCTAAGGCTGTATACAATGATGAGCTAAAAGCACAACTGCTTATGGGGAATAATCCTAAATTGCTTCATATTTTTGTATTTTCAGGGGGCGAGCAAGTAATATGCCCTAAGCAGGAAGTTGCTACTAATATATCACTTCCAGAATGGAGAAAATAGCATGGACGATATAAGAAGAACAAAGCTTTCAATTGTCTATGAGGGGCATGAGGCTACTAAAATAGGTAATATAGAAAGCTTTTCTTATACTGATGAGTCTGGCGGTAATTCCGATGCAATAAGTCTTACTATAGATAATATAGACAAAAGATGGCAAAATGGTTGGCTACCTAAGATGAATGATAAAATAAAAGCTGAAATAACAAGATATGCAGTTGGAGCTTTTGGCTTTAATTGTGGTGAATTTGTGGTTGATGATTTTTCTATAAATTCAAAGCCGCTTACTTGTACGATAAATGCGACAAGTACACCGATTAATGATGGTTTTAAGGTTCAGACTAAAAGTAAAACATGGCAATCGGTAACTGTTAAGCAGATTGCTACAGAAATAGCAACTGCTGCCGGAATACCCTTGGAGTTTGATGGTGATGATAGTAAGGTCATTGAAAAGATAGAGCAAAGCAATGAAACGGATGCCGCTTTTCTTTCCAAAGTGGCAGGTGATTATTCGCTTAAGATGAAGGTATATTCATCAAAAATAATTATATATAGTGAAGATAAGTATGAGGATAAGGCTACTGTTTATAGTATAAATCCGTCCATGTGTTCAGACTGGGAATATACCTCATCTGTGGTCGGTACTTATACCGGTGCTGTGTTCTCTTATACAAATGCAAAGAAGAATGAAACATATACGGTTAATGTCGGTACTAATGAAAGACTCTTGTATATCAATGAAACGGCAGAAAATGCAGCGGATGCGGAAAGTAAAGCACTTGCAAAATTAAATGAAGCAAATAGAGGACTTATAACGATGAAAATAAATCTGAAAGAGCCTTTATTTATATCTGCTACCTCTAATGTTACATTGGCAGATTTTAGCGGTGCAGTGGACGGGAAGTATTTTGTTAATAAAGTGGATCATACTATAGACAGCAATGGCTATAAGGTTGGTTTAGAACTTAGGAAGGTAGTTCAAAAAATCGGAAAGCCGGGAGAAGAAGGCAAGGAAGATGATAAAAAAGTAGAAGGTACCACAGGTGCAAAAGGAAACTACACAGTTAAAAAGAATGATAATCTTTGGAATATAGCCCGAAATTTTTATGGTGGAAAAGGCGAACTGTATAAAAAAATCTATGAGGCTAACAAAGATCTTATTGAAGAAGTAGCAAGATCTCACGGAAAAACATCATCCAGCAACGGACACTGGATTTGGGAAGGTACCGTATTAAATATCCCGGAATAAGGAGGTAGTATGGCTGATATAATAAGAGTCGGAAGAGTATCAAGTATAGATTATATAAAAGGTATGATATCGGTATTTTATGAAGATAAAACGGCGGCTGTTACTGCCATAATGCCGACTTTGGCGAATGGTGAATATAGGATGCCCGGTATTGGTGAAATGGTAGTCGTGGCTCATTTATCTAATGGAACAAGTGAAGGTATTGTATTAGGTACTATATGGAATGATATACAGGTTTCAGAATTTACGGGACAGGGGACATATAGCAAACAGTTAGTAGACACTTGTTATGTAAAAGCACGTGATGGAGATATTGCCTTTAGCATTTCTGAAGGCAGTGTGTCCGTAAGGCAGATGATAAGTTTGCTTAATAGGGTAAATGAACTTGAAAGAAAAGTATCTCAGCTTGGAGGATAAAAAATGGCTTTAGTAGGAACATGGGGACTAAACTTAATATTCAGAGTATCGGCAAAGAGGGTTCTTACTTTCAATGACTTTTCGAGAACTGTAACAGCTAAGTGGGTCAGTCATGATACTATATCTGGAAAGCCTGTAAAAGAATTTTTAGGTACTGACTCGGAACAATTAAGCATGAAAATTCATTTGACTGCTGCACTTGGAATAAATGTCGGCAGAACTATAAAAATGATAGAAAATGCAATCAGCAAAGGTACCGCTAATTATCTTGTAATAGGCGGCAGAAGAGTGGGAAACAATAAATTTGTTATATCTAAAATGTCGGAAAAATGGGAAAGAGTATATAAAAAAGGACAGATATACGAAGCTACTTTGACATTGACATTCTTAGAATATACTTAAAAGAGGTTTTATGAATATAATGAATGTTGATTTTGTAACAGATATAAAAGATAAAGAACTGTTACATGGCTTAAGTTTTTTATGTAGCACCTATGCTGGCACATGTCCGCTTAATAGAGATTTTGGTATAGATCCTGATTTGGTATCTGAAAATGTAGATATTATAAAAGCTTTATATCCGCAAGAAGTCATGGATAAGGTTAGTCGCTTTTTTAATAATATTGAAGTTGTTGAAGTCATATTTGATGAAGAACAGGAAACGGCATCGGAATTATACCCGGTTATATATTTAGAAAGGAAGGACGAAGAAAATGGAGTCGGTATTTGATAGAATTCCGGATGTAAGTTTTATAGAAGGTATAAATCTTGATGATGAAAGAGAAAAACTTATAAAAGATTATCAAGATAAATATATGGAACTTACAGGAATAAGTAATTACTCCTTGCCTGCTGCAAGTCCCTACAGGGCTATTCTAAATGCTGTAGTATTGCACATTTATCAAGGTTTTGTTTGGCTTGATCATATGGGTAAGATGAATTTGTTAAAATATGCTTATGGAGAATATCTTGATGAGATAGGGGCGACTTTTGGAATGCGAAGAAAGCAGGGTGAAAAGGCAAAGACTGTTATTAGATTTACTTTATCTGCTGCAAGAACTTCAAATATAACAATTCCTATGGGTACTAGATGTACGAATGGTAACAGATATTTTCTTACTACTAAAGTGGCAGAAATTAAAGCAGGGAGCAATTATATAGATGTAGATGTAGAGTGCTCTGAAATAGGCAAATCCGGAAACGGAATCTTAGAGGGAGAAATAAATGTATTGGTTGACTCTATTGCTTATATTTCTCAAGTAAAAAACTTAAATACAACCGCATACGGTACTGATATAGAAGAAGATGAAGACTTAAGGGAACGAATTTATAAGTCAACGTCTTCTTTTTCAGTTGCAGGACCTGAAGGAGCTTATATTTATTTTTCAAAAGAATATTCGAGTTTGGTGGCTGATGTAAAAGTTACTAATCCTAGTCCAAGAGTTGTAGATATAAGAGTGGTTTTGAAAAATGGAGTGCTTCCTGATGAAAGCTTTTGTAACGGACTCAAAGAATATTTATCAGCAGAAGACAGGCGACCGCTTACAGATCTTGTAAATGTATCAGCTCCTAAGCAGACAAGTTACAACATTGACTTAACTTATTATATTAATTCTTCAGATAAGACAAATGCTACAGCTATACAAAAGGCTGTAAATGAAGCTATTGATACATATATAGCCTGGCAGGGGTCTAAGATTGGCAGAGATATAAACCCGTCGCAACTAATTAGACTTATGCTTAATGCAGGAGCTAAGAGGGTTGATGTTAGGATTCCGAGTTTTTCGACCGTAGCTGATACTGATTTGGCTTTTCTTAAGGACAAGTCAATCACTTATGGAGGTCTTGAGGATGATTAAATTATATGACGGACAGATAACAGATATATTACCACCGGGACTTGCGAGAGATGAGGAAGTTAAAGCACTTAGTTATTCAGTTAATAAAGCAATGCAGAGAATTTTAGATAAATTAAATTCTGCATTAATCATGCTTGATGTAGAAAGTTTGGAGGAGGAAGTATTGGATGCTAGGGCGGTGGAACTGAATACGCCTTATTATGATGAGACGCTGTCAATTGAAAAAAAAAGGTTACTGGTAAAAAGTACAATTCAACTGTATCAAAAAGCAGGAACGCCGGGAGCAGTTAAAGAAATGATAGATTATGTGTTTGGTAGCGGAATGTTGATTGAATGGTTTGAGAATAACGGAGTGCCGGGAACTTTTCAAATAGTGACAACTAGTCCTTTGACCACAGATACATTTAATTTGCTTAATAAAATTGTGTCTAAGGTAAAAAATGTAAGCTCAACTTTAGACAAGGTTATAGCGGGGCAAAAACTTGAAACTGAAACACATATAGCTGTTTTTGGAACGTATGCTATGCGAATGATGATAAGGTAGGAGGAATAAAAAGATGGCACAGTTTAGAAGTG